CCCCCCGCCCACCCGAAGAGCGTGTCGCTGATCACCTTCCCCGACTACCGCCGGGTCATTCCGTACGGGCAGTCCGAGATCGACCACGTCGGCATCGACGTCAACCTGCTGGTCATCATGCAGAAGGTGTGGCGAGCGCTCAAGCTCGGCACCGGGCAGCAGGTGTGGGGCTTCACCTTCACGGGTGTGCTCGACCCCATCAAGTGCAAACCCGACACCAGCAGCGTGGACATCGTCGAGGACGTCAGCGCCGTGCTGTTCGTCATCATGCCCTGCCGTCTCGACTGAGCGCCGACCACCACCCAACCATTCAAGGAGCAACACCATGTCGAACCTCGACTACAACGACATCCTCGCCCGTGACCCCAACATGAGGGCGCGTGTCGACAGCGTCCTCCGCGGCCGCCGACAGCGCGTGCTGTCCGGGCCCCACGACCTCGGCCCTATCGCCGCCGCCCTCATCGGAAAGGGTGAGGTCGAGAAGCTGGCGGTCTTCGCCATCGACCGACGCAACCGCGTGGTGGCGAAGGAGGTGGTGTCGGTGGGCAACAACCACTGCACCATCGTCGACCCGGCCGTCATCCTGCGCTGGGCACTGACGCAAGAGCAGCCCGCCTCAGTCATCGCCATCGCCCACAACCACCCGAGCGGTGACGTGACCCCGTCCGACGAGGACCGCCAGGTCACCCACCGGCTCGTTGATGCCTGCCGCATCGTCGGCATCAGGCTCATCGACCACGTCGTGGTCTCCGGTCTCGACTGGCGCAGCCTCGCCGAAGAGGGAGTGATCCCCGCCACCACCACCCTTTCCTGTTTTGCCGCGGAGCAGTCATGAACACCACCGTCCACACCGCCACCGTCGTCGGGGTTGAGTCCGTCCCCGTCGGGGTCGAGGTCAGCCTCGTCCGCCGGCTGCCCGGCTTCGTCACCATCGGCCTGTCGGCTACCGCATCACGGGAGACGGCCGAGCGCGTGCGCTGCGCCATGCAGTCATGTGGCTTCGCGTTCCCCCGCATGCGTGTCGTCGTCAACGTCACGCCCGTCGAGCTGCGGAAGCGTGGCGTCGGGTGTGACCTGCCCATCGCCGTCAGCATCCTCGTCGCCGACCGGCGGTGCACACCCATCCCCGACCACATCATCGTGGTCGGTGAGCTCAGCCTTGAGGGCAACGTGCGGTCGACGCCCGCCGCCATCGTGGCCGGGCTGTCCAACCTCGACAAGATCGTGGTCACCGACCACGAGAGCGCCGAGACCATCCATGCGTACGGTGGTCGGGCGTGGGGAGTCACCACCCTGACCGACGCGGTCGAGCTGCTGTCCGAAGATGACGTCAGCATCGAGGCATACGACAAGGAGTTCGCACCCGTCCCGCCCCCGTTGTCCAACCGGACCCGTGGCCTCAGCGACCTGGACTTCGCCGAGGTGCGCGGGCAGGACGATGCCATCCGTCAGCTCGCGCTGGCCGCCAAGACCAAGACGCCCGTGCTCCTGGTCGGCAACCCCGGCTGCGGCAAGACGATGCTCGCGGCCCGCGCGGTCGGGTTGTTGCCCGACCTGACCGTCGAGGAACAGCGAGACACGGCCCGCATCTCCGCCGCGGCGGGGCTGCTCGCCGGTGGCGTACGACCGGAGGACCGCCCGCGCCGTCCCTTCCGAGCACCGCACCACTCCATCTCGATGGCCGGCATGCTGTGCAGCGGGGCCTACCGCCCGGGTGAGACTGTGCTGGCCCACGGTGGTGTGCTCATGCTCGACGAGGTCGCGGAGTTCAGCCAACACGTCATGGAGATGACGCTGCAGGCGCAAGACCTGGGGCATGTGACCGCTGTGCGCGCCTCCGGCTCTGCGGTCTTGCCTACCGACTTCTGGCTCATCGCCTCGTCCAACCCCTGCGCCTGCGGCTACCTCGGACATCCGACGCACAAGTGTCGGTGCACCCCCGAGGCGCGGGAGCGCTTCGACGCGCGGCTGGCGCGGGCGGTGCCGAAGGACCACGTCCGCATCGAGATGAACATGCCCAGTGTCGTCATGTTGGCGACGAGTGAGCCCGGCAAGACCACCAAGCAATGGCGCGACGGCGCCGAGGAGAACGACCATGGCTGAGCCCCACAAACATGAGAGCCTGACCAACCAGTACGAGGATGCCAGCGGCAACACCGTGAACGGCGAACGCATCCTCGACAGCGGCGGCCGCTACGTCGGCGACTACTCCGACGACATGGCGCGCAAGTACCTGGGTCTCGATGATGAGGCCAACCCGTCCCCGCTCCCCGACCTTCCCGAGACCCACCCCGACTACGTCTACTGCATCGTACAGGGCGTGGGCATCATCCGAGAGGGGCGCCCCATCCGGGGGAACTTCTACTGCTACAAGCTCGACCGCGTCCACGCGGCTGCGCTGCACGAACTGTTCGACGGCCCCGGCAGCACCAGCGGCGAGGTCGGCGCGTTCCTCCACAAGTACGAGCTCCGCTGGTGCCACGACATGGACCAGGACGGCTTCGAGACCACCCGCGGCCGACCGTACAAGAGCAGCGACAACTGGGGGCGCTGAGCCCCTCCACCCAACACAACAACCTTGGCCCGTCACGGCAGTCCACCACCGTCTCTCGGTGGGCTGTCGTCGATGGGCTTCTTCACGAGAGAGGACAACACCATGCCCACCATCTGCGCCTTCGACTCCATCCCCGTCGAGGACACCCGCGGCGGCGACGAGCCCGTCACGAGCCTCGACATCAAGGTCTCCTACGACCTCGGCGGATACTCCAACACCCACGGGAACACTGCCCCCCGCGGCTACACCCTGCACGTCCAGCCGTGTAGCTATGACGGGCGGTTCACGAAGTACAACCCCCGCGAAGGGGTCCGGCGCTTCGTCCACGAGACGAAGTCCAACACGGCAGGAGCCCGGCGCAAGGCTGTCGCCGCGGCTGAGGCTGCGCTTGAGAACACCGTCAAATTCTGCTTCGACCACAACCCCCACCTGAAGGCGGTGACCTCATGAACAACGCAACCATGGCCGAGCAACTTCGCGAGTGGGTCATCGCCCTGGACGACGGGGGCTCGCACTCCCTGTCCGCAATGCGAGGCGTTATCGCCGGCATGAAGGATGTCGCCGCTGACCTCGAGCGCGAGGAGGCCGAGCCCGCCCCGACCACCCAGGTCTACCAGGTGCAGAGCACACCCCTCATCCACACGCCGGGCGTGTTCCGTTGGGCCATGGCGATGGACCACCGCTCGCACAACAAGCAAGCCAAGACTGAGGCGGCGCGCCTCTACCTGCTGGCCTCCTTGATCCCCCACGTCCCCGGCGCTGCCCTCTTGGACATCGCTCAAGGCAAGCTCGTCCCCGTCGTCGACGGCGACATGCTCGTCATCACCGTCAAGAAGGAGACCTGATGCCCCGCCTCCAAGTGATGGCCTCCAACGAGGACGACGACGCCATCATCAACGGCCTCTACGAGGACGCTGGCCAGGGCAGCGACACCTTCGACCTGTGCGCCAGCTGCGCCGAGGACCTCGAAGACGTGGGACTCGACGGCGACGAGTGGCCAGGCTGGCTGGCCCTCAGCATCGACGTCGGTGACCTGGGCATCATGCTCACGGACGGTGTTGAGCACCCCACCTACGAGGGTGACTTCACCTACCAGTGCTGCTCCTGCGAAGTTCTCTTGAACCACAAGGACGACTGACATGCCCCCCGATACCGACACCAAGCCGCTCGACCGAGCCAAGATGGCTGCCACTCTTCGTGAGTGGCACCACCTGCTCAAGACCACCCCCTTCGAGGAGATTGAAGCGCAAGCCATCGACCCCGTGATGGGCCAGATGCGGCGGTACGCCGACGAACTGGACCCGCCGACGCCGACCATGGTGCTGTCCTTTCACCTTGAGACGTGGGCCGACCCGAGCCAGATGCTCGACCTGCTCACGGAGGCGGCGGAGACGCTGGCCCAGGACCTGCGCGACGGCGGGGAGCGCGTCGACTTCGACGACGGCACCGCTTGCGTCGGGCCCGTCAAGCCCCCCGGGACCACCCTCATCACCATCCCGGCGCGGGACTTCGAGGAAGGCGTGCCTGATGGCGGAAGCATCACCTTCGCTCCGTGGGTCGTGGCCGACCGCATCGGCTACACCGTGCGCTCTCGGCGCGCTGACGGCGGGGTCGCGAAGACCCAGGAGGTCTGGCTCCGACCGTCCCCGGGGGGCCACAGCCCCGACGTCTTCGTCGAGCAGAGTGAGGTCGGCAGCCTGACCGGAGAGCCCGACGAGATCACGTTCGTCAACGTCGGGGTCGACTGGCCCGAAGAGGAGGGGTCATGAGCGCCACCACCATCAGCGTCGTCGCCCTCATGACCATCATCGCACCAAGCGCGGTAGTCGAGACCGCCACGTCCTGCACCGTCAAGGCGCTGGAGCCGGGCGTCACCTCCCAGTCCTGCCCGGCGTCGGACGTGCCGTCCACCCGCGGCGACGTTCGCGTCTACCGCGGTCGCAGCATGGGCGGCGAGCTCCGCAGCGCAGACGTCCAGGTCTGCACGGGGCTCTACCGGCAGGTGTCGCTCCTGTACGGGGCGGCCGACTCCGTCATGTCTGCGATGTGGGACATGGGCAGCAACATCAAGGTTGCCTGGCGGTACGACGGGAGCATCTGCACGCTCTCGTCGTCGATGGTGAACATGGACCCGAAGTCGCTCATCGACTTCATTCTCGACACAGACACCAAGGAAGGCCCCAAGTGACCAGCCCGTTCATCAAGCCCCGCCGCGCCGCCTTCGACCGGCGCTTCAACGGCGATGACCGCACCGCCACAATCGGGGCGGGCGAGCAGTTCATCGTGCTCACGGTGTCGCCCCTCAACGAGGGAGACAAGGACGGCGCCCGGGTTGACCTCTCTCGCGCCAACCCGGGCCAGCCGTTGGTCGTGACCGTCGACCTGAGCGCGGTAGCGGTGCCGACCTACAACTTCGGCCACCGCACGAAGGAGCCCAGCCGTGGGCCCTTCACCGCGCTGGAGTGTGTCGACGCCCTTGCCCGCATCCACCAGCTGGTGGACGGCCAGGAGGTGGGAGGCCAGGCCCTCTCAGACATCATGGAGACCCTCACCGACATGGGCCTGCTCATCACAGACCCCAACGACAACATCACCGACGACCTGGAGCCGGCATGAGCGCCGAGACCCGTTCCCTCCACCTCACCATCCACGGCAAGCCGGCTGTACGAGCCGTCACGGAGTTCGAGTTCCGGCGGTTCGAGCCGCCCACGACGCTCATCCCATACAGCCCGGAGGGGACTTACGTTCTCGCCTCGGACGGGTGGGTCCACGTCGACCAGTCCCCCGAAGAAGTCTCCGCCCTCTGGGACGCAGCCGCCCCCGTTGCGGCGCCGACGGTGGCCCGGTGGCAGGTGTTCACCGGCGGGCGCGAAGAACACCCGGACCAGATCAGCCCCGAGACTGGCCCGTCATGGGAAGTGCTCGGCCCATGGGAGATTGTCGGCATTGCCGTGGTGAACGACGAGAGCCCGTGGCTTCTCTGGAAACGCCCCCTCCGCCGCATCGACAAGAACACCACCAACGCCTGAGCCCAGGCAAGAGAGCAACATGAACCCTGCCAAAATCACCATCGCCCAGTGGTTGACGACCATCACCAAGTTCAGCATCGCTGCGTTCGTCTTCAGCCTCCTCCTCAGCATCCTGCCGGTCATCGCCTTCGCCCTGGCTGCTGCCGTTGGCGGCGCCATCAGCGCGGGCTGAGCCCCGGCCACCGACCACAAGAGTGAGAGGCCTCGATCAGACAGGGCGCCGGCGAGAGTCGGCGCCTTGCTTATTGGGGCGCAGTACACTACACTACACCACGACACGCGTCGTGACACCGCAGGAGAGCGCATGAATCCACACCACCTCAAGCGCGCCACGCCGGCGCTACTCACTCTGGGCATCGACCCAGACCTCCCGGCCGAGCGGCTCTACTCCGCGCTGTCGTCCACCCCCGCCGGGAACTACGCGTCCATGCTGGGCTCATCACACAAGTGTATGATGGGCGAGAGTGTGGGCTGGCTCACCGCTGTGAGCTACCAGGCCGCCGCGACCGAGTCGGGCATCGAGGGCTACACCTCGTGCGCCTTCGCCAGCCCCGGGTGCACGGCGACCTGCATCCGCACGACGGGGCAGATGATCTACCCCACCCACACGCTCTGCCGCATCCGGCGGACGGCGCGGCTCTTCCTCTTCCCCGAGCTGACCGCCCGCGCGTTCAACGGAGAGCTCCTGGCCCATGCCGGCAAGGCGTTCGCCCGCGGGCTGCTGCCCTGCTTCCGTCTCGACGGGACCAGCGACCACGCCTTCTGGCGACCGTCGTGGGGCATCGACCGGGAGGTGCCGGGGCGGGCGTACGACTACACCAAGCGGCCGCTGACCCCCGACGCAATGGCCGCCATCGACAGCGGTTGGCACCTGACCTTCAGCCTCGACGAGCGAGAGCAGTCGCTGCGGCGCTCGCTCGACTGGGCGGCGGCGGGGGTCAACACTGCCCTGGTGGTGGGCGGCCCGCCGGGCACGGTGCGCAAGACCCACAAGGCCGTCGCGGCTGCGTTGGTTGAGCGTGGCACGTTCGCCGGCCGCCCGACCCTGCCCGGTGACGAGCACGACCTCCGCTTCCTCGACCCCAAGGTCGGGGGCTGGGTGGTGCTGGCTGCCAAGGGCCACAAGATCAAGCACGACGCGACCGGCTTCGTCGTGCGGTTCGACCCCGAGGTTCTTCTCGGGACGGACCTTCCTGCCGAGCGTGCGCTGTGGCGCACGAAAGACCTGGAGCGCTTCACCCCAACTCCGCGGGCCATCGCCGCGAAGTGAGAGAGACATGACCCGTACCAACCTGAACGCCACCGAGCTGCTGCGCATCCTGCGCCTTCGCACCTGCGCCGACCGCTTCCTGGTCGACGCCATCCTTCGCAAGAACCGGAGAAACTCATGACCGCACCGACCTTCTTCCAGACCGACCGGACCCTCGCCCGGCAGATGTTCACCACCACGTCCCGCAGCGCCATGCGCCTCGACGAGGCGGCACAGCTGGCCACGACCATCGCCGAGGCGCAGCCCCGGGAGGACATCGTGCTCCCCCTGAAGGACGTGGGCTTCGCGTTCCTCCAGAACGGACAGCGTCGGGAAGCTGTCGTCGTCATCGAGGGTGTACAGATGGCCGTCGCCAAGTCGGCCTGGACCCAGCTGACCTCCTACCTGGAGCCCACCGGCATCGGCAAGACCCTCGCCCAGACGGCGGGACTGGACTCCGTCAACAAGTGGCGCGGCACTGAGGTGAGCAGCCCCGAGACCGCCAACCTCATGTACCGGTCGTGGTCCCAGCGCATCGACAAGCCGCTGCGCTTCCGCACGAAGCTCCGCGCCAGCCCCGACGGCAGCACCCGGCGGACGCTCGAAGCGGTGGTGAGCGAGGGGTACGTCCCGCTCGCCGACACCGAGGCGCTGGCCATGGCGATCGACCACTTCGGCGGTGACCGCCAGGTGGTCAGCCTGGACATGACCGACACCTCGATGCGGGTGCGTCTCGCCGACTCGCCCATCGAGCTGTGCAAGCCGACGAAGGTGATCGAGTGCTGGAACAGCGAGACCGGCCACCGCTCGCTGAGCTACTGGGGTCGGCTGTGGAAGCTCATCTGCACCAACGGCATGGCGTCGGTGCTCGAGAACTACGCCCGCGCCCGGTACTCCCACGTTGGCGATATGCGGCAGCGTGTCGCTGACCGGCTGCCCGAAGAGCTGGTGGGCCTGCGCCGCGCCATGGGCGAGGCGGTCGACATGTACGAGACCGCCGGCCGGACCCGCTTCGTGTGGGGCGAGGGCCACTCGTCCGACGAGGAGACCCCGGTCGAGGCCTTCTTCGACGCCCTCAACCGCAACCGCAAGACCGCGGTGCCCGACCGGGTGGTGAAGGCCGTGAAGGAGAACGGGCTCCGTGACTCGACCTCGTCCGAGTACGGCACCCTGGCGGGCCTGGTCGACGGCATCACGCTGCTCGCCCAGAAGGAGGCCCTCTCCAGCCAGAAGCTCCTCGAAGACATCGCGGCCGACATCATGACCCGCGGTCTGCAGCAGCGTCAGGGCGAGCTCATCCACGTCCGGCCGTTCGCGGCGGGGGTGAACTGATGGCCAAGCCGGACGAGAAGTACGTCAAGCGCGTCACCATCACCGTCGATGTTGAGGTCGAGAACCGGTGGGAGAACCCCAACCCGTTGCCGACCATCGAGCAGGTCCTCGCCAAATGGCAGAGCTACTGTGGGGGACAGCTCCTCGGGTACAAGGAGCTCCCCGAGACCTTCGGGGCGGAGATGGACTTCGCCGTGGTCGCCACCATGGTCAGCATGGTCGAGGTCGTGAACATCGCCACGGAGAAAGCCTGGGTCCTCAACACGAGTCATATCCCTGAACCGACGGACACAGAACACCCACCCCACCTTGACTTCGGCAACGACCACCCACGCTGCGACCCGCACGAGAATGGGTGGACCGTCTACCTCACGGGTGAGGACGAGCGGCCATGCCCCGAGTGGTTCCGCCCCCTCATGGACGTGGCCGTCAAGAACGACGTGTCGTTCGTGGTGTTCGACTCGGCGGGCAACCAATACGACGACCTTCCCTCCTACGAGTGGTAGGCGCCAACAGATGCCCCAACAACCAACACTCAGGAGAGAACCGTGAGCGTCAGAACTACCGCAGAGCTGTTGACGGGAGACCCGCACTCGCGAGTGTGCGAGGTCATCGGGGGTGCCAAGAAGAGCGTGCTCATCGCCTCCTACCTCCCCCTCAGTAGCTCTCTGGTGGGCTGGCTGGAGCGGCTGATCCGCGACGGGAAGAAGGTGCAGGTGGTGCTGAACGAAGCCACATGCCCGGATGAGAACCTCCGGGCCCAGTGCGGAGGGACCCGGAGGGTGACCCCGCCGGTAGGCGCGATGCACCACAAGTTCTTCGTCGTGGACGGCCTGGTCGTCGGCGTTGGCTCCTACAACTTCCAGGGGCCAGGCCACCACGACTCGATCTTGATCTGCAGGTCGCGGGCGCTCGCCGCCGAGCTCACTACGACGTTCGATGATCTTCTGGCCATGCCCCACGTCAAGATCCTACCCACCGTTGCCCGGGAGGAGGCCACGGTGTTGATCAACAACTACCGACGCCGTCACGGGAACTCTGCGTTCCTCGTGAACCTGTCGAAGTTCCTGGCCCGCCGCGGGTACCTCACGGGCAAGCAAGCCCGGTGCCTGTGAGCACCACCCCACCCCAACAACCAACACTCAGGAGAGAGCAACCATGGCATTGACCATCAAGGACTTCATCAACCACATCAGCGTCGCGCCGTTGAGCGCTTGCCTGCGCAGCATCGACAAGTACAACCGAGAGCACGTCTGGCTGGTGGTCGGGGGGAAGCCGGTCTACTACCACGACGACAAGGAGACGGTGAATGCTCTGCCACTCGACGCTGTGATCGAGCGCGTCGGGGCGTATGCCAGCAGTTCTACCGACGGGTGGGAGTGCAACACCGCGAGAGGCGCGGCCTCCGTCGAGGACATCGACATCATCCGCCGCGACTGCCTGAGCCAACTCGACGACTACGAACTGGCGCGAGGCAATGATGCGTTCCTCGAATGCGAGGACGGGGACGAGTGTCCCCTCTGCGAGAACGGTACGGTCGAAGTGACCGAGACCGACGTCACCTGCCGCGGCGAGTGCGGCGCCACGATCGATAGGGAGTGACCATGTGGAGCATGAGCGACGACGAGCGCTACGAGGCCCGGATGGAGGCACGCCGCGAGGCGGCGGAGGAGGATGAGGGCCCCACCTACAAGTACGACTGCGGCGGTGTCCGCAATCACAGCGGCCCCTGCGGCGCCCCGGACTGCGGCTCCTGCCGCAACGGTGTGGCGCCCTGGGAAGACGACGAAGACGAAGAGGAAGAAGAGGAAGAAGACCCCACACCCCTGGAGGCAACATGACTGTCGCCGACTTTCTCCGCCAGCTGCAAGAGTTCCCGCTCGACATGGAGATTGTGGTCGGGCACCCCCGCCACGACCGCTGTGAGCAAATCAATGTCAGTGACCCCGAGGTCACCGAGGCATTCAAATACCGCGACGGTCCCTGGGTAGACCAGTGGACCGTCAAAAACGAGACACCCGACAACGTCGGCGAAGACGAAGAGTACGTCCACGTCATTGTCATCGAGTAAACACAACACAAGGAGAGGTGACCCATGGGTGAACTGCAATGGATCGATACGAGCGGTGACGTGCACGTCGGCGAGGCGGACGCGATCATGGCCGCGGCCTACGCCGCCGGCCGCCACGCCACCATCACCGCTGTCGGCGAGGTGCGCGAGGAGGTGGTGGCCGCCCCGGTCGCGACCTGCACCCGCTGCGGTGGCCTTGACCACAGCCGCGACGACGCGAACGACCTGGACTTCTGCGTCGACTGCGGCGGCCTCGTTGGCTTCCCCTACGAGACGGCCGAGGCGGGTGAGGAGGAAGCGCCCGCCGCGTTGACGCCGGACCCTCACCCCCCCTCTGACCTCGGGTTCGCCCCCGAGCCGACGCCTGCCCCCCGCAAGCTCTTGGAGGGCACCTGGCGCCGCCTGCGGGACGGCTCCTGGGGTGCGCGCATCCCAGTGGATGGCGACGTCCCGGTCGCTGCGGGCGACGACGTGATGATGCGCCGGCGGAGCGGGACCTCGACGCGGTGCACGATCGACGAGGTCGTGGCACGGATCCGCGACGGCGGCCACGGCTACCTCGTGTTCGCGGTGGTGTCGTCGTGAGCCCGCCCACGACCCCGCTCCCCTTGAAGACAGACACGCCGCTGCCCTGCCCTGACTGCAATGGCTACGGCAGCGCCGACGGCAAGCCGTGCGGCACCCGCGACCGCGACTTCGGGCCCAACGCGCCCGGCCCCTGTGACCGCTGCGGCGGCACCGGCAACCTCCCCCCCTCCAACCCAACCAAGTGAGCAACACCATGTCCAACATCCGAGCCCTCCGCGTCCGCAACTTCAAGCGCCTCAGCGACATCAGCATCGAGCCGGGCGAGCGGCAGATCGTCATCCTCGGCGGCCTCAACATGGCCGGCAAGACCAGCGCCCTCGACGCCATTGAGGCGGCACTGACGGGCGGCAAGGCCATCCCGTCTCAGCCCATCAAGGACGGCGAGGCGAAGTCCACCATCGAGGTCGAGCTCGACGACGGGGTCAAGGTCACCCGGACCATCACCCGCAAGGACGACGGCACCTACGGCGGGACCCTCAAGGTGCAGACCGCCGACGGGATGAAGCCGGCCGGCGGCGCCCAGAGCTGGCTGAACAAGCGGCTGGGCAGCCTGACCTGCGACCCGATGGCCTTCCTCCGGCTGGACGCCAAGAAGCAGGCCGCGGCGCTGCGCGACCTGACGGGCGTGAACACCACCACGCTCGACACCCTGCGCCGTGAGCTCTACGACCAGCGCACCGCGTTGGGCAAGGACAGCAAGCGCATGACCGGCGCACTGGAGTCGATGGCGCACTACCCCAACGCGCCGGCCGAGGCCCCGGCGCCCAAGCTGTCCTCTGCGCTGGAGCTGCTGCAAGAGATCGAGGCGGCCGCCGTGACGGCACAGGCCGCGACGGACGCGGTGGCGGCGCGTGACCGCGCGGACGGCGACATGGGGATGGCGTCGCTGGCGACGGCGGACGCGGAGGAGCTCATCGACACGCTCACCGCGCAGCTCCAGGCGGCGGAGGCGGCGCTGGGTGAGGCCGAGGAGGCGGAGGTGGCCGCGGGTGTGGCCTTCATGGACGCGACCAAGGCGGCCGCGACGGCCCAGGCCGCGGTCATCGACGACACCGCGCTCCGTGAGCAGCTCGCCAATCTCGAGGCCGTCAACGACGCCGCCCGCGCCGAGGCCACGGCCATCGCGGGCATGGTCCGCTCCAACCAGGACCGCGAGGCCAAGGCGGCTGACATCGCGAAGGTCGACGCCGAGCGGAAGGAGAAGACGGCGCTCATCAAGCAGGCGGACGCCGAGCGCGCCGTCATCCTGGCCGCGGCGAACATGCCGGTGAAGGGCCTGTCCTTCAACACGGACGGGGTCGTGACCTACCTCGATCGACCCATCGACCAGGCGAGCCGAGGTGAGCAGATTCGGGTGTCCATGGGCATCGCCCTGGCGGGCACCGAGAAGGACGGCATCCGCATCGCCCTGATCCGCGACGCCAGCCTGCTCGACGACCTCAGCCTGGACCTCATCAACATGGCCGCTGCCAGCATGCGGGCCCAGGTCTGGTTGGAGCGTGTGGGTGACGCCGACGAGGGCGCCTTCATCATCGAAGACGGGGGCATGCGATGAGCCACAAAGCGCCCGTGCTCCGCTGGCGGACGCAAGACATCATGGTCTTCGTCCGCTTCGGCTTGGACCGGGTACCGACCCGGGTGCTCGGGAAGCGGGCGAGGGTGTACGGCGCGCTCGCTGTGCACCCGCCTGAGTTCGACGAGTTCGTCCCCCACAAGGACCGGCCCGAGTCCTGGTACGTGACCTTCAAGCACCCCTCGATCAAGACGCAGCGCTGGGTTGTGTCCCACGCCATCACGGGTCGCCGCTTCTCCGGCGGCCCGCAGGGCGGTGGCTTCCGTTTGAAGCAACAGGCCCACGAGTTCGTGCACATCCTCCACCGCGAATTCCCTTCGGTGCTCGCGCCTCTCCCCCTGCTGCTCGACCAGGACAAGGTCATCGCCACCTTGAAGGCGCGGCCCCTCTACGACGACATGGTCGCGCGCATTCGCCAACTTGAACAGGAGCTCCTTTGAACACCGACCTCAAACTCATCCCCCTGGACGACCTCACCGCAGAGATCGAACGCCGCGAGCGGGAGAAGCAGAGCGGCCTGGACTACCGTGCGACGACCGCTCTCCGCGCCCTGCTGGCTGCCGGGCTCATCAAGGAGCTCTGGCCCTCGGGCATCCGCTGGTACAACCCGGAGATGTGCGACGACAGCGATGACTACAGCGCGCCCCTTCCTGCCCGCGCCTTCGGGAACATAGTCGAGTGGGGCTTCGTCTACTCGAATACGATCGTCGACTGCTACGCCTGGGAGAAGGGCGACGACAAGGTCCCCGACTCCGCCCTGTACGACCTGACCCACGAGGCGACCGCGATGAGCCTGCTGTCCCGGTTGCGGGAGGCGGCGGGTGAGCCGTGCATCGTGACCGCCCCGGTCTCCTTCGGAAGCAAGGCCCTCCAGTGGATGTGCCTCGCCCCGGGCGCCAAGCCCATGACCGTGACGTCCTACTCCACCGAGGCCGGGGCATGCGTCGCCGCCCTCGAGATCCTCGCGGAGGCCCTGTGAGCACGACCCCCAAGACCCGCGACCGCATCATGGACAACCTCATCAAGCGCTACGGCAAGGTGAAGACGCGTTGGTTCATCGAGCAGCTGAAGGACCTCGTGCCCTTCCGGACCATCGCCGTCGAGATGGACGTGACCTACGAGCGCGTCGGTCAGTGGGCGCTCGCCCTCGGGCAGCGCGTGGTGACCTGGACCCCCTACGATCGGACCCCGCGGCAGCTGCGGGCCGAGCCGGGAGAGGACGATGAGTGATCCGACCTCACGTCTCGGCGACTGGATTGTCGACTCACGGAGCCGCAGCCTGCTCTGCCACCGCATCGCAGAGTGGGACGAGCGGAGCCCCGGCCGACCGCCGCTCCTCTACTACACCGCGTGCAACCGGACGCGGTACCGCTTGGTGTCGCAGATCACCGAGGTCGACGGGCAGCGGAAGTGCAAGCTCTGCCTGGGCGCGAAGAGAGGTGGGTCGTGAGCCGCGCCATGGAGGCAGAGTCCAGGACCTGGCGGATTCGTTGCACCGTCCGCTTCGTGGGATGCGGCTGGGACACGGGCGGCGACCCGGCGACAATTATCCCTGTCGTGGGCGACGAGGTCTGCTTCACGGCGTACGCCGAGAATGGCCGCGACCTGCTCACGGTGACCGCCACTGTCGTACAGCGGAAGGTCTTCATCTTCACCGACAGGTGGGGCGGGCCCATGACGACGGTGTGCTGCACTATCGAGAACGCCGACATGGAGGGTCCATGACCCCCGCCCTGCTACTCGCTGCTCTCCGCCCCGACCCGCGCGGTGATGCGGTGGAGCCTCTCGTTGAAGCCCTTCTCCACGCTCGTGAGCTCGATGACGGCGCCGACCTTCCCGCCGCTCTTGTTCCCACCGCCGACGTTCTTGTCCAGCAGCCCGGTGCGGTCGAGGATGTCCTGGGCGGCGGCGAGCCTGACCTTGCCGTCGGCCTCGGGGTCGTGCGCCAAGCTGACGATGACGGCCAGCATCTCGTCGGCGCGCGACTCCAGCGTCGCGCGGAGCTGGCGGCGGCGGAAGTCGTCGCCGTCGTTGAGCGCTTTCTGCGCGGCCTTGTCCGAGGTCACCATTCGCCACGCGACGGTCCGCTCAAGGCCCAGGTGCTCCGCGGCCTTCTGCACCGAGATGCCCGCTCGCAAGAGCTCGCGGAGGGCGCCCAGCTGCACCTTGTCCTTGACGGCCTCGTCTTGGCTGAGGAGGCGGAGGATGACGGCGTTCTGCTCGGTGGGGTCGTCGGACATGGGGACAGTATACCTTGTTTGACAAGTGTGTGCGCTCGCACTAACCTGCCTTGCGAGGTGACGCGATGAAGCGCGGTGTGACGAAGCATCCCAAACGCACGGTCCACGACATTGAGCGTACACCAAAGCGCCGTGTGCAGGACATTCATCTTGACGAGAAGCCCCGCTGGAGGGCGACTCGCTACCCGGATGGGCGGTTCAACTTCAAGGACCACCCCAACTACGTCAAGACCCGCAACTGGTTGGTCGGCGTCTCCTTCCTCGTGTGGCTCCTCATCTGGGCCGCGCTCTTCCACCTGTTCACGTAGAGGTTCCCGATGCCCGGTATCGCTCCCGAAAATATGCTCTGTCGGCTCCCGCCCGCGGATGCGGTCGTCATGATCGCCGACTTCATCACCAACGTCAGCCAGCTCCCGTCCGTCAGCGTCGACGAGATCGCAACCCTGAAGCACTTCGAGTGCCTGTACCCCGACCACGTCCCCGTGCGCCGCCGCTGGCTGGAGATGGCGCAGGTGCTGCGCGATGCAGGCTGGCGCCACAGCCGGGCCCGCTCGCTCATCTACAAGGGACCCGGCAACTACGTCAGCGGGAGCGGCTCTCGCTGGTTCCCGCCCACGGCTGACGCCGACACCACCACCCCTACCGACTGAGAGGTCTTCATGGCAAAATCCGACGGCAAGTTCCTGCAGATGGTCAACTGCGGGACGGTCTACAAGCCCGCCAGGGCCGCAGCTGACGCGGCACTGGAGGCCGGTGTCTCCCCGAAGAGGGTCGTTGAGGAGCTCGCCTTTGTGCTGGCCTCTGTCCTGGCCGCCAAGGGCGAGGACGTCAACACCGCTGTGGCGTTGTGGCGGCAGGTCGAGGCCGTGCGCAACTCGGCCAGCTTCTACAGCGGGGAGTCTCGAGGCGACGCGTGAGGCGGTTCTGGGTCAGCGTCTACGACAACCTCTACAGGACATCGGCGGACATGCAGCATCTCGACGAAGCGGCTCTCGTCGCGCTGCTCACCCGACCCGGCGAGGCGTTTCGAGTGTGGGACAAGGGCTGCCTCCCCATGTGGTCGCCCGTCCACCTCGACCCGCCCAGCCGGAAGAAGGCGCATGTGCAGGCCGCGTCCTGTTTGGTGCTCGACTACGACGACGGCTCGACCATCGAGCAGGCGCATCTGACCTGGTGCCAGTGGTTCCACGTCCTGCACACCTCTTGGTCTCACAAGCACGAAGGGCACCGCTTCCGCGTGGTGTTGCCCTTCGACCGCGACGTGTCGCCGGAGGAGTACGTGACCATCTGGCGGTGGGCGGAGGCCCACTGCGAGCGGACCATCGACAGGGCGTGCAAGGACATCTCCAGGGCGTGGGCGCTGCCGGTCACCGACCTGGAAGACCGGGAACATCAGGCCAGATTCTCAGCGGAAGTGGCCTCTGGTCCCTACCTGCAGCCGGACCGGGTCTTGACCTGGGCGCCCCCCGCCCCTGTCAAGCCCCGGCGGCGGGCCATGACCCATGAGGAGAAGCTCAGCTACCGCAAGTACCGTGGCGCCCACCTGTTGCCCGAGCAACGGGCAGAGCTCGGCCATGCCCTCGGGGGCGTGGTCAACGAAGAGTGCGTGAAGATGGTCGAGTGCCCCCGCTGTCGACAGGCGACGGTGTGGTGGTGGCTCGACCCGGACAGGCAGGTCAATGCCTACTGCAACCACCGAAAGACGTGCGGGTGGCGCGGCCCAGTGGCTGCCCTACTCGCCGACGACATGACCTTCGGGTCAATGGAGCAATGATGAGCGACACCCCCACTGAATCCGGCTTCGACGGCCCCGACCTGCAGGCCATGATCGATGAGGTCTTCGAGGGACACGACTCCCGCCACGCCATCGCGAACTCCTACCAGGGGGTAGCGGGTCGGCTGTTGCGGGCGGCGGGCGAGGCCTTCCAAAAGGGCGACGACACCAAGGCCTGGAGGTTCCGCCGCGCGGCCAAGCAGGTGCAGCGCAGCGCCGTCCGGCTGTTCAACGAGGGCATCATCACCGCGGACAGCATCCCCGCCGACTGGAGCGAGTGATGGAGCTGCACCTGCTGCCGGGAGATTCGTACCCCGGCTTGGTTGAGGACTGGTGTGGACCTGTCATCCCCGGGAGAGACCGGCACCCCGGCGCTCTGTTGGGCCCGGGCGAGCGCCGAGTGGACGCAGCCGCTCCCCAGTGGTTGCGCGTCGCAGTGCTCAGTCCGTACGTCGGGCACTGGAACAGTATCCTCGTCGAAGACATCGACCTCGATCTGCACCGCCCCGAGTGTCGGGACCGGGTCATCCGCGTGCTGGCGCAGGGCGTGCGGTGCAAGATGTGCGCAGGGCCGGACCAACCTATCTCGGACCATCACCTCGCATGGTCACCCGACGGGCCTGAATGCGGTGTGTGCGGCGAAATTCACAGACTACCCGACCCCTGCCCTGTGGCAGAAGATGGTGAATGCAGCGAAGGCTTCAGCATCGCCCCCGCCGACATGGCCTGGACCCGCAAGCTCCCCGTCTGGCAGGCCGCCGCCGTCCTCGGAGCCAGCGTCCGGCGAGTTGCGACCGGCCAGGAGCCCATCAAGGCTATCCTCGGGGGCTGGAAGACGGCGGCGAAGCAGACCCGGGGCCGGAGCTACCATTGGGGAGTCTACGCAGTCTACCCCTGTGCGCTGCAGTTCTACCCTCCCATCGTGCGACTGAGCGAGTCCGGGGAGTGGCAAGCCAAGCAGGACGCAGGTTGGTTGTCCCAAGGCTCCGCCCTACTCGATGACAACATCCTCCGCATCCCCCTGACTGACGGCACTGTCGTCGAGGTCGTGTCCCCATGACTGAGCCCAAGCGCGATCTCACCCGACCCTGCCCCCGCTGTCTCGTCGGCATCGACGACGACGGCGACGGGAACTGCGGCATCTGTGCCCGCTGGCCCGAGGAGGAGGCGCGGCGCGTGAGGTTTCACGCGACGCGGAATGCCCGGCTGCAGGCCGCCGACGCCGCGGTGCCGCACGAGGCGCACCTCATCTGCTTCGAGTGCTCCCACCGCTTCACCGCTGAGCCCAACACGCCGTGCCCCAAGTGTGGCGGGGCGAGTGAACCCGGCGCCGAGGAGCCCTGATGTTCAGCCCGCTCAAGGACCAGCCACAGTACGTCTTCACCGCGAGAGGTCTCATCGGCCAGCGTCTGCTGGACCTTGAGCGGCAGCTCCCGGGCGTGCTGGCCTACGGACACTTCCACCGCGACCGGACCTGGTACCGGCTCAAGAAGATGGTCGACCAAGATGAGGCCGCCGACCTCGACATCTTCGACTACTACGACTGCTACGTCCCCCTCAACTGTGCGTGGCTCTTCGAGCATGAGCTCAACGACCTACCCGCCGGCGCCGAGTGGGAGGTCAAGCACGCCATCAATGTCGACGACATCTTCGCGTGGCCCGACGACCCCGCGATGCTCGCTGAGATGGCCGAATATGGCCGCGTCATCACCCAGCAGATGATCGACACCGGCGAGGTGCGCCCCTTCGTCGCCGACCTCATCACCGACTACCAGGCCCGGGGGGTCTACTGGGCGTCGACTCGCCCCTTCTTCAAGTTCGTCTATCCCTGCGGGTGCCTGACCGGAGACACCGTGCTGACCGTCAACCGGGGCGGCAAGGCCTTCCGGCTGCGGCTAGACGAGCTGGTCCGCAAGTTCAACGGGGGCCTCTCGCGGGGCCGGCGGTGGTCATCTGCACCGACCCGCGTACAGTCGATGGATGAGCAGGGGCACCGTATGCTGAACACCGTCGACGTGGCGGTCTGCTCAGGCGAGAAGGAGGTATTTGAAGTCTACGTCGGCGAGACCGTGAGCGGGGAGGGGCGCATCAAGGCGAGCAAGGATCATCGGTTCTGGACACCGAAAGGCTGGCGCCGCCTTTATGAGCTGTCCCCGGGCGACAAGGTCGCGGTGATGTGGCCTCACGGGAGGCGGGCGTGGCCTGAGATTCTCCGGCGGAACCGCCCGTCGTACGGCAAGTCATACGCGCGAGAAGGTCGAGCGGACCTACACCACCACCCGTTTGCGTCGACGTGGTGGTGCGGCCGCGACAACCGTGAGAACGCGACAGTCTATGTCCACCGGCTGGTGGCCGAGGCCCGCGTCAACGGCTTGACCTACGACGAGCTCATCAACCGTGTGTGCACGGGCGACCTTGATGGTCTCGAGCTTCTCGACCCCCGCGTTTGGCACGTCCACCACCGGGACCATGACATCAAGAACAACGCAACCGAGAACCTCGAGGTGCTCACAGTCGCGGCGCATGCGCGGCTACACGGAGACAAGCGGCATGTGTCTCCCCGTCGACAGTTCGTCGAGATCATCTCGATCACGTCGAAGGGTACTGCGATGACCTACGACCTCGCGATGGCCGCACCCCACCACAACTTCATCGCCAACAGCTTTGTCGTCCACAACAGCGGCAAAACACTGGTGTCCATCCTCGCCGCGTGCATCCGGCCGGGCCCCGTCTGCATCATCGCGCCCGCCAAGGCCCGCCGGGTCTGGTGGGACCAGGTGCAAGAGTACACCGCCATCGTGCCGCACCGGGTCATCCCGGCTGGCCAGATGCGGCGGGGCGACGAGACCCTGGCCGACTACCTGCTGACGCGGGAGGCGCGGCGGGCGCGCAAGTTCGTCATCTTCGGCGCACAGTCGCTGCCCGACCACACCTCGGAGATTCAGGACCTGGAGCCGACCGCGCTCATCTTCGACGAGCTCCACACCTTCGGGCAGGCCAAGCGGTGGACGCCGATCTTCGACAAGATCGGCGAGGTCTCCTTCAAGAAGAAGCGCACCGTCACCGACACCCGCGAGACCCGGGCGGTGGCCGCCATGGACATGAGCCGGCTCCCGTCCATCAAGCTGCGCGGCGGGCTGAGCGCGACCCCCCTGGACGACGGGCGGACCCGGCGGCTCTGGAGCCAGCTCGACCTCCTGGCGCCCGGCGGCTTCGGTATGGGCTTCCGACCCTTCGCGTTCCGCTACTGCGACGCGACGCCGGGCGACTTCGGCGGGCTCGAAGACAAGGGCAGCAGCAACGTCACCGAGCTCAAGATGCGCGCCTCCTACATCATGCAGGAGGTCACCCATACCGAGTCCCACGGGCAGCTTCCGCCGACTCGGACCCAGGTCATCTGGCTCGACCCGTCAGACCAGAACCGCCCGGCCGCCTTCCGCCGCGTCATCACCAAGGCCGAGAAACTGGCGCACAAGACGGGCACCGCCTTCGACAAGGAGCGGGCACTCGAGGCCAACCTGATGGAGGCCGCCAGCCGCAAGCGGACCTTCATCATCGAGGAGGCGATCGAGGGGCTGCGGGGCGGTGGCAAGGTCGTGCTGTTCACGGCGCGTCGCCAGGACTGCGAAGACTGGGCGTCCTTCATCGAGAAGGCGCTGAAGAAGGAGGTCGCCAAGGGCAACTTCAACGGGGTCATGCCCGACCTTTGGTGGGGTCACGGCGGCGTCGACGAGCGGGACCGCGAGGACATGGTCGACCGCTTCAGAGAGAGCGAGGGGCCGTGCATCCTCATCGGCACCGGGCAGGCCTTCGGCGAGTCGGTGGACGGGCTGCAGACCGCGTCGCTCGCCATCTTCGCGATGCTGCCCTGGCGCCCCGGCGACTTCGAGCAGTGGAAGGGCCGCTTCGACCGGCTCGGCGGCGTGGCCACGCTGCTCAAGGTCATCCTGGCCAAGCGCACCTACGACGAGAAGGTGGCGGGCATCCTCGCCGACAAGATGGGACCAATCAAGGAGTACCTTGAAGCTGAGCAGTATAAAAATCTCGATGACAAGCTCCTGGGCCTGGACAACCACGACGCCATGCGGGCGTCGATCCTGACAACACTATTCGGAGCAACAGCATGAGCAAAACACGCAAATGGCCTCACATCGACGGGCTGCACATCGTCATCCGCAACCTTCGGAAGTGGCGAGACGTCAGCGGCACCGTTCCGCCGACCGTCTCATACCGACCCAAGGTCAAGCTCCATGGCACGAACGCGGCTGTCCGCTTCCGCGACAGGCAGGTCGAGGCTTTCCAGTCTCGGACCCAAGACATCACGCCCGACGCTGACAACTGCGGGTTCGCGGCATGGGCGTCGACCGTCGACTGGCATGTCCCTGATGGACCGGGGAAGGTCCGTGTCATTCACGGAGAGTGGGCGGGTCCCGGTGTCAACCGCGGCACGGCTGTCCAGGCCATTCCCGGCAAGAAGTTCTTCATCTTCGCCCTTGAGTTCTCGTCTGACGAGATCGACCCAGAGACCGGCGACTGGCGGATTCGGACACTCTGCACTGACCCCGAGGACATCGCCAGCCGGCTGGGCGACTGGTCTCACCCTGACGTCCATATCATTCCTTGGCAAGGCATCGTGTCCATCGACGTTGACATGGCCGTCGAGGGCGAAGTCAACAGCCTCGCGCTCAAGTGCAACCGGATGGTCGAGTCAGTCGAGGCCAGTGACCCGTACATCAAAGAGGTGTTTGGTGTCGACGGCATCGGCGAGGGCGTGGTCATGTACCCCGTCGGCTTCATGGACCGAGAGGCGTGGGGCCGCATCGCGTTCAAGGCGAAGGGCGAGAAGCACCGCGTAAAGGCGGCCAGGGTTGCGGCTGAGGTCGCGCCAGAGGTCCTCGCCAGTACCGAGGCGTTCGCGGCTGCCTTCGTCACGGAGGCTCGCTGTGAGCAGGGACTCGGCGTCGTCTGCCCCGACGGCACCGACATCAAGAAGACCGGAGGCTTCATCGGCTGGGTCAGCAAGGACGTGAAGCGAGAGTCTGCGACCGAGCTGGAAGACAGCGGGCTGACCTGGAAGCAGGTCGGCAAGGCGGTCTCCACGGCGGCCCGCGACTGGTTCATGCAGCGCGTCAGGAGTCTGACATGAGCGAGAAGAACTGGGACCACTGGTGCACCGTCTACACGGACGCCAGCGTGGTCGGCAACGGCGCCTACGTCGGCGTTCGTTGCATCTGGGGAACACTCGACCCAAGCGATGGGCCTGTGCGGTTGGAAGACATCCAGGCCTGTCCGCCCGCGTTGGTCCGGGCCGACTCCTTCGCCGCCGAAATCTACGGCATCCTCTTCGGGGTGTGGGTGGCGTCGCAGGCGTGGCACGAGCACGGCATGACCGGGTGCGGCGTCCGCTGCGACAACAAGGGCGCCGTCGAGCTGGTCAACCGCTGGCAGCGGAAGCGTAAGGTCCACCACAAACGTGCTGACATCCGGGCCATCTTCAAGCACTTCGCCGAGAAGATTCCCAAGCGCGTCTACATCAAGGCGAGGTGGGTACGAGGACATCAGAGCGGCAACACCGCTCAGGCATGGCTGAACAACCGCGTCGATGCCCTGGCCCGCGGAGCGTCGGGCGCGACCGGCGGGGGTGTGCGATGAACTCCCACCAGCGCAGGAAGCGGCGCCGGGCTCGAGACCGTCACTACCTCGCGTGCCTCCGGTCGCCTGTCGAGTTCTGGAAGGCGCTCAAGGTCCTCTCCAGGGCGCCGGGGCCGCGTTCAGCCACGGAGGTTGAGATGCTGGACGGCCTCCTCGACTTCCCTGCGCCCTCCTACCAGGGCGACCGTATCGGCCGCATCATCCGTGAACCGCTCTTGAAGGGTGGCCGCACCATCCACCGCCTTCACACCACCGAGATGCCGGAGTGGCCGCAGCCCACGGAGTACGTCATCGGCGTCGACCCCGGCACCGAGCCGAGCAGCCAGCACGTCACTATCGCCAAGGTCGGCGCCGTCTCTGGCCTCGACTTCTTCCTCTCCGACAACATCGACGAGGGCAACCATGAGTGACCCCATTCTCATCGACACCGGCCGCAGCCCGACCGGGTGGAGCTTCTTCGGCCCAGCCTTCGCCTGCGACCAGAAGTGGTTCATCATCAACGTGCTGCAGCAGCAGCTCATCAAGGCCGACCCCCTGACCATGGGGTCGATGGGCCACACCGTCCTCGCTCACCACTACGCTCGGGCCGCCTGCGGCCAGGGCGGGTTCATGTACGAGGGCGAGTGGGTCGCCGACCCTGACCACTTCCTTGAGCCCGAGGCGGCACTGCGCGAATGGGTCCGGCGCCGCGAGCGGGAGGGGGTGGAGGCCGCCTGCTTCCTGGGCATCATCCTCGAGCTGTACAGACGCTATCTACAGCGCGAGCCCTACATCTACGACCGCATCATCGGCGTCGAGATGTTGACCAAGCTGACCCTGGGCCACAGTCACGAGGGCGCCTTCGGGCTGTGGATTGACAAGAACCTCGCCACGCCGACCCTGGTCGACTGCCCCGAGCTCCCGAAGCCGCACCCCAACGTGCCGTCGATCTACCACGGCGCCCGCATCGAGGTGACCAAGCGGTGGGACGCGTGCCTGCAGCACCGACAGGACGGCAAAGAGTACGTCTGGGACCACAAGGTCACAGCGGGCGGCATCGGCAAGTCCCGGGCCGAGCAGTACGCGATGGACGGGCAATTCGCCGTCAACCGCATCGCCGGCCGGCAGCTGCTGGAGAACTACGGGGGCGTCGTCCTCAACCTGGTGCAGCGGCGCGACCCGTGGGGTGTGAGCCGGCAGTTCGTGCCGGCCACCCCCTACCGGGATGAGCACCTCCCTCGGCAGATATTCAAGAAGGTCCACGCCCTCGCCGACATGTTGGCGCACACGGTGGAGGGCCGCGCGACCCAGGCGGACTGGGAGATGACCCAGAGCGAGTTGCTCTGCTGGCATCGCTATGGCAAATGCGGCGCCTTCGACAGGTGCCGGTACGGGAGCCCCGAATGACCTGGCTGCGCCCCAAGCGCCGGTGGGCCATCTACTTCCGCGACCGTCTGACCTGCGTGTTCTGCTCGGTCACCCTGGCCGAGCTCCTGGCGGCGCCCGACAACGCCAACTTCCTGACCGTCGATCACATCCAGGCGCGCAAGAGCGGTGGAGACAACGGCGCCGGCAACCTCGTCACCAGCTGCTACGAGTGCAACAACGGCAAGTCGACCCTGACCGTGGCGCGCTTCTGCAAAGAGAACGGCTTCAAGCACAGCACGGTGCGCGACCGCATCTACCGCCGCACCCGCCGGCCGCTGGCCCGCTTCGAGGGCATCGCGGAGGCGGCGCTCGGCACGGTCGAGGGCATCCCGATGGCGGACATGGTGAAGCAGCACGACCTCCTGGTGGGCGCCCAGTGGATGAGCAGTCTGGACCACGACTACTGGCTCTACCTCAGAGGCCCGGCCCAGCCGGAGCTCTGGTGCGTGACCTGTGGACAGGCGCCGCCGGCGGTCATCCCTTTCTGACCCAGGTCGAAGAAAAGGTGGCCGCCCTCCGCCGCGCGTGTGTTACACTTTCCGTGCCCCGGACAGCCGGGTCAACACAACAACAACAGCACATCACTACTGGAGGTGACCTTGTCAGACAAGGTCCTGGGCATCGTCTACGGACAGCCCAAGCGCATGAAGACCTCGATGGTCGCGAGCGCCTTTCCCAACGCCCTATGGATTCCGGGTGAGGGGGCGAACGCAATCCGAAGCGTCGCGCAGAACGAATGGGGCTTCAACCCCATCATCTACGATCACCCCATCCGCACGTTGCCAGAGCTCATCGATCTGCTGACCATGCTGGAGGATGAGGGCCTCCTCGAGCAGTACCCCGAGGTCTGTGTCGACGGCATGACCGCGCTGTGCGAGAGCAGCCTCGGCTACTGGAACGACAACCCGCGGCTGACCGACAAGGGTCGGGTCGACAAGTTCTACCCCTACCAGGAGCTCAAGGACAAGCTCTTCCGCATGGCGGAGCGGTCGCGCCACATCGGTGTGAGCGTGTTCCTCATCGCCCACGAGCAGGCCCCCGGCCAGTCCCCTGATGGCACCTCTATGCCCGGTGGCCCGTCCCTGGGCAGCAAGGCGCAGGCGGTCCGTGTGCCCGCGTGGTGCGACTTCAACGCCCGCGCGGTGGTCAACCAGGAGTACCCCGACCCTTGGGTCAAGAGCGGCCTGTACGTCGACCCCTGGGACAGCACCTGGGTCACCGGTGACCGCAACGGCGTGGCCAACAAGAGCAGCCCCCCCAACGTCCGTGAGCTCCTCCGGGCGAGCGCCATGGACTACGGCTTGTCGCGCCTCGAAGGGCTCGAATGGCAGGACGAGATCGCTGATGTCGTCGCCGACGGCTTCTGCTCTGGCGCCGAGCTCAAGGACGCCATCGACGCTGGTGTCGCAGCGGCCTCCAAATTCGCCAAGGGCAGCGGGCGCGACACCCAGCTGCACATCCGCTGGGCGATTCAGGACGGCATCGCCCGCGGTGTCATTCAGAAGCAACGCAGCGTCAGCCTCTTCAAGCCCATCGCGCCCCCGGCGGCGCTCACCAAACGCAAGACTCCTCCCCCTCCTCCCTCAGATTGAGGGCTGTGGTCGGCAGTATCCGACCTCCAACAACAACAGCAATCCAAACCACGAGTGTGCACCAATGGCCTTTTACATCCCCGCAGAGACCGCAGCAGCTGTCAGCGCCGGCGGCTTCCCTCCCGGCACCGGCCGCTACCCGGTCAAGATCACGAAGTTCGAAGACCGCGGCGTCCTCGACGGCAAGGGCAACTTCTCCTACTTCATCCACATGGCCTTCGCCGACGGGTCGACCAACAAGGAGATCGGCTCGTGCCCCTTCGACGCTGGCGGCAACCTCGCCCCGGCGCTGGCGGCCCTGAGCGAAGAGGACCGCAACAAGAAGATCAACGGCATGGTCGGTGCGTTGAAGCGCGTGGCCATCTCGGCCGGCATCACCGAGGAGTACATGGCCGAGTTCGGCCTGAACACCGAGCACCTGGAAGAGCGCACCGCCTACATCGAGTGGCTCGGTCGTCCGGACGACGTGCCCACCGGCGTGAAGGCGTACGGCGAGGTCCGGGCCTTCATCACCAAGGAGGCCTACGACGCCGCCGAGGAGAAGGGCATCGAGCTCAAGGACACCCGCACCTTCCCGTGGCGTCGTGGTCCTGCGGGCGCCGGTGCTGGCGCTGGTGCTGGCGGAGGCGCCGCCAAGCCCGCCGGCGCCAAGCTGCCCCCGCCGCCCCCGTCCGGTCTGTCTC